GCACCGGCCCAATCCCGCGCGTTGATCCCGCATTTGCGAAACTCGTCGGACTTGCCGCTGTCTACATGGGCACAAACGCAGCCATCCAGTACGCCATGACCCGCGAAGGACCCAAGGACGCAAAGGATCTGATCGCAGCCCGGATCGGCGGCGTGGATGTACACGGTAATCCGCTGCGAGTGGTTACGCCCGCCATCGTGGCGAAAGATGCTCTCTCCCTCTGGGCGCACGGCGCTGGCTCCTACATGAAGGCCAAAGAATCTGATCTTCTCTCAGGACTCGTGGACGTGATCCAGAATGAGGACTTCCGACACGCAATGGTTCACAACCCGAAGGACGGCTGGTGGAAGCAGCGCTACGACGATGCAGCACACATCCTCGGCTCACCGATCGGGATTTCCACGTACCAGAGAGATACGAGTGGAGGCGAATCCAAAGCCAAAGCAGCGTTTGGTCTTGCTGGGTTCTCTCCAGCTCCGGCCGCACTGGACGAAGGCCCACTGGCGCGAGCGCTCAATGAACTCACCGCCAAGAGCCCTGGCCCCGTGCTAACTCCCGAGCAACGGCAGAAGACTGACTTGGAGCATAGAATTATTGCCGCTTTGCGAACTGGTGACGAGAAGCCGCTCAGCAAGGCCATCGCGGATCGCCAACTCTCGCCGCACGAAGTTCACCTGCTCCGGCTACGCGCGCACAAGACTCCACTCGAAGACAGATTGACTCACGTTAGCGCGGACGATATAAAAGAGTTACTGAAGATCGAAGGAATCACGGACCAAGAACGCCGCGAACTGCACCGATCATTACGCGGAAAGCATGTGGAGCACTGGCAGCAATGACTACACTATCACGGTCGCGCGGCCCTGCATTCAAATATAAATGCAATCCATGCGCTTTTGACGTGATGACACCTGAAGCCCTCTACTGGCTCGGTTTTCTATTCGCGGATGGCCATATCTCAAAATCGAACACCCTCGAACTCTGCTTGTCGAGAACCGACATCGGTCACATCGAGAAGTTTCGCGCCTTCCTCAAAAGTGACTATCCCATCAAATTCGGCACTCGACGAAACACCGTCCTCAAAATTGGAACTCCCGGCGTGGTCGAGCGTGCTAGAGTTCTTGGACTCGGCGCTCGTAGTCTAATGCGGGTTCCTTCTTCAGAGATGGCGCAATCGCGTGACTTCTGGCGAGGCGCAGTGGACGGAGATGGCACGCTCTATTTGCGCCGGAACACTATCAGCCTCACATTGATCGGCGGCAAAGCAATGGTTCAGGCATTCGCATCGTGGGCTCAATTGCACTGTCCTCGGCTCCGCTCCGTTGTTGCGGAGAAACGACACGTCCCCGGACTCTTTACTTTCTCGACCGAAGGGAAGACCGCCCAAGAACTGGTTGCGCTTCTATACGACGGAGCGACTGTAGCATTGGATCGCAAGGCTAACCTGGCTGCACAGGCTGGCGCTTTGGAATTGAAGGCAAAGCGGCCTTTCGAGCAGATCGAGGATGTATGGGTGCGACTTGCAGCAGGAATGAAAGTGCGTGGCGCTTTTGCCCACGTCGCCAGAGTGTTGAATCGACCGACCGAAAGGGTCTATCAACGCGCAAAGTGTTTAGGATTTCTGTCAGCATGACGACCATCACACGCAACGCCCGGAGCGCCCGCAGTGCAAACCAGAGCCGCCAGTCTGAGTCTTGAGGAAAGGGAAAAATGGTTTGTCACGCTCTACGTGAACGCCGGGGCCATCCCGGAAAAGATTCCGTGGGCGGAAAGACGTGCTCTGCTACCGCCCGGTAGCGGAGAAAAGATACTCGCCCGCCAAGAAGTCCTTGCCCGAATCAAGGCTAAACTGCAAATCTTTACACGAGAACAGCAACGTCAGAAGCTCGTCGGCGATGAAGTAGCTAAGGTCACGCGAAACCTCCAGCAGAAGACCGAGAAGTTGGAGCAGGACAAGAAGGAACTCGCCTCCGATCTCGGCCGCATTATGGCTCTGCCCCGGATGAAGATTGACGAAGACATCCTCGAGCACGAACTGATGCGCCTGGTGGTCGGACTGGAACCTAATCGACATCCCGAGGAAAAGCGCAAGGCCATCGAATCAGCCTACGTGGTCAAGGGCTTAATGGAGAGCGGCCGAACCCGTAGAATTATTACACTGTCCGACACGGAGTCCAAGGAAACCACGGGAATCTACACCTCACTGTTCCAGCGTCTAGCTCTGAAAGCTTCGCCAGAGGGCCAGGAACAGCCGCAAACAGCATCAGAGCCGATCTTTGACTTGATTCCCAGCACGAAACAGCCTGAAGCTCCCCAAGGGCTTGCCATGCCGGCACCCGGCGAACCCATCGACGAAGCACCGCCTAAGCCGAAAACCGAGTCTGGCATCATCACGGTTGAAGTGGGATGAGCGCGGTAAGCCCGTACCCTCCTCTCGAACCGCCGCCACCCGGCATCGAGCCTCTCTGGTGGCCAATCAATTCAGCGCAACAAGCGTTTCTCAACTCTCGGGCTGAACTCCTACTCGGGGGTGGGGCCAGTGGAGGAGGGAAAACCCAGGTCCTCGCGGCCGATGCCATGCAGGAATACCGACATCCGCGCCTGCGCGCGCTGCTGATCCGTACCACTCTCCAGGAGCAACAGGAACTTGAGGACATCCAGCAACGGATGTACGAGCCCAAGGGGGCGCGCTGGCGGAAGGGCCGTTGGTGGTTTCCCTCTGGTGCCACCATCCGGCCTGGCTATCTCGCCCAAGACAAGCACCTTCGCCGCTACCAAGGCAATCCCTACAGTTGGCTCGGAATTGACGAGAGCGGACAGCACCCAGAACATCGGATTCGATTCATGCTCGGCTGGCTGGCGGCGCCGGTAGACTCTGGCCTTCGTGTCCGCGGGCGGTTCACCAGTAACCCAGGAGACATTGGCCATTCCTGGCAGATGAAAGTCTTCCTGCGAAACCGCTGTCCCATTCACTACCCAGCAACCTTCGAAGACGATCGCCCCTTTGAGACCAGCGTCTATCCTGCGCGCGTCTACCGCGGTGCCTGCTGGACTGACGATTCCCCAGTCCACAAGACCACGGCGTTCATCCCAGCGTACCTCTCCGACAATCCGTTCTATGGTCAGGAAAAGCTCAATAGCATTCTCACGCAGTCGAAGGCGATCCAACAGCAACTCCTCTACGGTTGCTGGTGTAACGCCGCAGGTCTCTACTTCGATTTCATGCGCCCAGACGACGTGGTTCCTTACGCAACCATCGGAGATTCTTGGTGGTGGCAACACTTCCTTGCGATTGACTATGGGTTTGGGAATTCCGCCGCTGCGGCCGGCATGTACGCGATCAGCCCAAACGGGACAGTGTTTAAGACTCGAGAGCGCGTTGAGCGAAAAATGGCTGCTCTAAAGTTCGCCAAGTGCATGTGCAAAGATGGCTTTCAGAAGGTCGATTATCCGTTCCAGGGCCCACAAACGAACTGGCTGAAGAAGCTGAAACCTCGGGATCCAGAAGCGCCCCGGATGAGTTTCTGTGTGATGGATGAAGCGATGGACCAGCACCGAGGAACCGGGAAAAGTATCTACGATGTGATGAGCGAAGTCTTTGCTGAGCACGGGATTGGTTCGATGAAAGCCGCGCATGATCCTGCCGGCAACGCACAAGTGCTTTACAACGGTCTCGCCAACAAAGGGTTGGTTCTGACACGCGACTCTGCCGACCTCTCGCTCGCCTACCGAAGTCTCAGCAGTCGCATCGTGGACGAGCGTAAGGCCGTGAAGAAGATCCACGGCGCCTGGGAGGATGACGTTTACGACGAAACATCTTACGCCTACAACACCTGGCGCCAGAACTCGGAGAAGCCAGCCCGAACCGCCTTAGCCGAAGAACTAGCCCAGATGAAGAAAGACGGAGTAGATGATACTACCTTGGCCCGGATTGCTTGGCAGAGAGAACAAGCGTTGCAGAAAGAGGAAAAGAAGAAGGGCAAAGGGATCAAGCTCTAGGGCTTCTTTCCCTCCGTGCTGCCCGCCCGCTGTGGATTCTGTTTCGTCCCGTTACGCCTGAGTTCTGCGACTACTTGGGCAAGCCACAGCAGTTCTCGTTTGGACAAATCGGCTAACGTCATTTCTCCTCCGTGCTGCCCGCTGGCTGTGGGTCAACGCCATTTTGTTCGGCTGTCGAGCAGGGATTGTTCTCGCGCTCGTTGAGCAGATCGTGGTAGTGGTCGGCCTGAGAGCCGCCAAGTTCTCGCATTCTTAGGTACGCATCAGCCCAGCATTTTTCGCACGCCATCTACCTGTCCTCCTCTTGTGTGTCCCGCGCTAAAATCGTCTTGAGTTCGTCGTCGCTCAAGCCCATGTACTGCTGATATTTACGGTAGAAGTCGTCGCGCTTCATCGTCTGCATATCGGCCAAGTATTCGCGGAATCTGTTCACTTCTATCACGTCATGCTGAGACAATCGCAAATCCTTGCGCCTACTCATGCTACTCCTTGGCCGTTTGCGTGCCCGCTGCGAGAGCACGGGGCGGTTCGGGAAGCGGCATCCAGTGGGAAACGTCTTGCGGTTTGCTCCCAGAGGTCATCCACTCAGGCCCGGATTCGAGTAAGAAGAAATGGCCGAAATCCGTGCAGTAGTTGAAGGGCTCCGCAAACTTGGCGCGTACTAAGTACGTCCCTCCAACTTCCGGCAACTTCTCCTCGACCGCAATCCACTTGGGCAGAGCAGCCGCGTAGCCAGCTTGCCATGATTTATTTAGTGCTTTGAGTACGCGGGAATCGACGTACAATCTGGGAGCGATACCATGCTCACGCAGTCCCTCTCGGGTCGCTATGTCGCGCAACTCTTTCCGCAGACTCTCGCGCTGGGTCATCGGGTCACCTCAATCCTGCCACTATTAGGCACAAAGCTGCCCACACGAATATCGCTATCGCACCAATCTCTAATCCTTGCTTGAATCCGTCGCGTTGGGTCATTTGCTCCCTTCCTTCTGAATCTTCCATTCCGCCCGCCCGCGATTCCGATGTCTTGGTCACAGTCTCCCCGGTTACGCGCGATCCGGCTCCTGCTAACACGGGCGGGATGCAAGACTCA